CATGCTTTGCTATCGTAATCATCATTAAAATTATGGATTATATTATTACATATTAAAGCTAATGTTAACGTTGGATCATAAGAGCATTTTTGAAACTTTGATCTAAGATAATCATAATACATTAAGCTAGTAAGATCACGTTGAGGCGTTGACATATCTACTAATTTAAGCTCTGGAATCTCTCCAGTTTCAATAGCATTAAGTTCCTTTTGTGACATTTCTATTTTACTTTTGTATTTTTGTATCCACAGATCACCACGCATAGGTCGGTATTGTATGATTATGTTAAGGTCTTTGGGATCAATTTCTTTTGCTTCTTCTCCATGGACTTGAACAAGATTTTTTAATAAACCTTTAATGTCTTGAGGATAACAATCAATGACAACGCAATCTTTGTATTTTTTCCTTAACGATTTGGCTTTTTCATCAACGTATTGTTGCTGTATTGCTAAGAATTTATCAATATTATCAACGTATTGATTGTCACTAAACAAATCGCCATGAGTCTCTATGTCTTTATATGATTTATGCGATTTTGGTATTATAATATCAGACACAGGTATTTTCTTACTGCCAACCATACTTTCTATATAATTATGGTTAAATCTTCCATCACATGATTTATAGATTTCATCTTGTTCAGTAACTTTTACTCTTGTGAATAATTGAGCAATACCTAAACCGAACTCTTTATTTCTAAAGCCTTCTTTAACTTGGTCAGATAACTCAGACAAACTAACACGTTGCATAACCCACTTTTTGGTTTGACCCCAGTTAGCTGCAAGAGAGTCATAATCCATTGACCCATCTGTTAATACGTTGTTAATAGCTTCAGCTTCATCTAAAGGGTGCATACCTTCCCTTAGCATATTAGCCATAGCTCCTATTTCTGTGGCATTATCTTCTATAACTTTACAGTCAATAAGTTCAGCTGATGTAGCCCCATGTATTTTACATAAAGCACTATATCGTCTATTTCCATCAATGACGTTGTAACCTTTGCCATTCTTTTGAACGACTAAGTTATGAAGCATGTCCCTGGATTTAATTGAGGCGATAAGCTTATCTAGGTTGTCAGCTTCAACTGTTCTGACGTTGTTTGGTCCGTGTTTTAGTTGATTTAATTGTATTTGCACTATAAACTCCTATAGTTAATGTTAACGTTAATACTGGGGAGAGAGTTAGTTATGTTCCACTTTCCCCAGATTTTATATTCACTACCTTTGGCTGGCTTGATAGTTTGTGAATTAGTTCTTTTAAAAGCTTTTGCTGAGGCGATAAGCTTTTTATGACTTCATTAGACATTGAAATTTTAACTTTTTCATGAGTTTCATATACTTCAAATCTCTTTAATCCTTGTTGTTTAGTAAAATCTAAAACTTCCTGAACATTGGCTGAAGACATGTCAGCTATAATATCATCAGTTAGAGAGACATAACTTGTATCTATTTCTACAATTTCTATTTCAGGGTTAAAAAACATGCCTGCAAAGTCTATTACTTTATCAGGTTTGCCTAGTATCATATAAGTTCTGTTATTTAAGGTTAATCGAACTGGTAACATTTATTTCTCCATTATTTTATCGGTTATATATTTAGATGTGAAAGCGACTGCCAACCATAAAGGTGCTGCAATAACAGACACCACTAAAGTTGGATTTACACCTATGCCTAACAACAATATTAGTACGATTGCTGAAGATATAAAATGCACAGTAACAAACCAACCAATCCAGTTGGCTTTCCTTGATAGAGGCTTGATTGTTTTAATTTTTTCCCACATTAGACTAAAATCCTTTGATGATGATTTGCTACTTTTGTGAAATGAGAAAGAGTTTTGAAAGCTTTAAAATGAAGGTCACGTTCAACACCTAATCCAAATGGTGGAAACCTCATTGATTTTAATTCTTCTAGACTTACATAACCTAGTTCTGGAGAACCCATACCTAGATCACACAGACCAAACAATGTGTCATCGTCTGCTGAATCCATTTCTGTTATGAGCCATGTGCAAGCACCACCTCCAAAGAATTTAACTACAGGTTTATGGTCGTTACCTCTGTTAGTAACATCTCCGTTACGCAACAACTTTTGTTTGATTTTTTCTGTCATTAATTGCATCGGTTTCCTCCTTATGTATTTTTAAAGCTTGTTCTTCATGTAAATTGGCTATGCCGTCTAAACGGCTTTGTTCTTCATGTTTATGAAATCTTTCACATATTTTTTCATGCAACATTGCTTCTTCAAAAGTAAGTGCAAAACTTATTTCATTATATTTATTTATTGTTTTTTTCATTGTGAATCCCCTAATTTCTTAATTAAAAACTCTATATTCTGTTTGGCTTTTTGAAGGTCTTCTAGACCATTTTTATCCTTGTAACGTAGGACGTACTTAATGATGTTGCCTTGGGCAAAGTCGAGTTCATTAGCTAAGATAAAATCTATAGGTTGTATTTTGTATTTGGAATAATGCTGAGGCGATATTTTGTTATTTGTCATTTAGCACCTATAAAATGGTGTAGGTTATTTTTAACAAAGGAAACCTACAAAACCTTTATCCGTTTTAGGACCATAAACTAAAACGGAATCTCATCGTCTAAGTCTGCGTCTACTTTAGGAGATGCTTTAACCTCCTTAGTGGTGGAATCCTTATCTCCGAGGAGTCTGAATGTTGAAGACATACCAGCTAACTTAATTTTGAAAGCTGATCGTTTCTCTCCATCTTTTTCATAAGTCTCATTAATAGGCATACCTTGTACGAATACAGTTGTGCCTTGCTTGGCATATGGTTCAATAACATTAGTAACTAAACCTTTGCCGTTCTTGCCGTCCCAAGCCTCACATCTGTACCAATGAGTTATTTCTTTTTTCTCACCAGTTTTAGTTGTGAAGTTTTCGTTAACTGCAATAGAAAAGTTAGCTACTTTTGTGTCACCAACAGTCTTAATTTCAGGTGGTTGTCCTATGTTACCTGATACCATGATTTGTGCTAAGTTCATCTGTTTCTCCTTTACGTTATAGATGATTAATGAAATGGGATTTAGCTTTTTCCCAACGTCAATAACCCTTGGCTTTTTTGAAACCAAAGGCTATTCACATTACTGATTCTGAGGCAGGGTCTACTGTATCTGACTTACATTCTTCGCAATGAGAAATGCTAAACTGAGAATAATCCTAGAATCAATTCTTTTAATTTGATAAAATGTAGACATCAGGTATATTGTCTACGAAGTTGCAGTATTGCCAGAGGGTCGACCTATCTCTAACTGCATCAGCCTTTAAGATTATCTGGGGGGAACATGAACCCATCTAACCTTAAATCCATCTCGTTTTGGCTTTTCGTAACCTATTGTGCGTTTAAGAATGAATAGAACTATTGAAATGATTGCACCACCTAGGATACCTGCCATCATTCCAGCAAACGTTCCAGCAAACATGACGATCAATGCGACTGAGGCACATATGTCTACGAGTATGTCAAAACATAGGATTCGTTTAATATTTAATTTAGCTAGTAAGAATAAGATTGCACATGCTGAAGCAATGCCAGCTATTAAATAGAATAACATTATAAACTCCATCTTTTTTGGAAAGCTATTATTTGTTCGTATAAGCTACGCATTTTTACTTCATTGCCAGCTTCACAAGCTTGGTCGTATTTGTATAATAATGAGTCATATTCTACTAAAGTTATTTCTGAATGTGTTTGAGGCATGTTAATCTCCTTGTTTAATACCAGCATGAATAAATGACTTCCATACCATCATCGATGGCTTTCAAGCTGTCCTTACAAAATTTTACGTCTTGTTTGTGATAATCTTTTGATGATTCATCTTGAAATTGTTCACCATAAAAGAAATTACCTTCAGATTTAGGTAAATTTTTACTATTTAAACGATGCAGAAGGTCTTCTATATGCTCTTTGCCAAGAACTAATTCTTTGCAATTAAAATCATCTGCGTTGCCTAATTCTCTGAACCAAATGTCTTCCATAAATTCTTGTAACTGGGAGTGTTTTCTCCAGTAAAAATTAGGTTCTTGAGTTTTTTCTCTTGTGTAAGAATATTGATCTAATCCCATTTTAATCTCCTTGTTTTCTAATTATCCCTTTGGCTTTTTGACGGGATTTTGCCTTAGATACTTTTTTGAGTGATTTCTCCCAGGATCGGGACGTACTATGAATCTTTCCTTTACCTTTATTGCCTTTACTCATTTAAGTAACTTTTGGCTTTCAGAGGCGACACTTTTAGGTTTTAGAGAGAACCAAAATCGTTTAAATGTAGGATATAGATCGTAGGCTATGATATGCAATGTGCCACCTACACCAGATATTAACGCAACAAATAACAAGCCAATAAATGCCATTGGAAAGAAAGCTAAATAAACAAGATTAAGTAGAATTTGAGAATATTTCATTTTATGTTCCTATAAATAGTGATTGCAAGGGAGGTTCAACCAATTACATTATTGACCTTGCAATCTATTAAGTTGTTATTCCAAATGCTCAGGCATTTCTATGATGCCATCTTGATTACTAAAATCTTGCATTAAATCCTCGTATGGACGATTGCTTTTACCATCAACTAAGGCTTTGAAATCCTTTGTGCTATTCACTAACGTGTCTAAGCTAAGTTTCTCATTACGTTTTTGTAAACGCTTTACCTTTGCAAAGCTTGAAAGCTCAGTATATTCGCCAAACGAGATACCAGTCTGTGAAGCAATCCTCGGTCTGAAGTGCATTTTGAGTGCTTTAAACGCATGATTGAGGTTGCCCCATTGAGAACGTAACTTATCAGCTTGTATATCGTGGTCTTCAAGCTTTTGTTTTGTGATCTCAATTTGAAGGTCTTGACGAACCAAGACTTGACGTTCCCTAGCCATGCGTTCTCCTCTTTCTGCGACTGAATCCCGCATTTTCTCAAACATTCGAGGAAGTTGGTCTTGAAACTTGGCTTTGATGATGACCTCTTCACCATGTTCAAACATTTCGGCAAGTGCCAATGCACGTCCAACAAATTCTTGATCCCAAGCTTCATTGTAAGGCACTTTAGGCTTAAATTGTTTTGCGATTTCATCTAATTGCTCCGTAGTCCAGTTATCAATTTCAGATTTGGCTTTCTCTTGATCTTCTGTACGATGATCATGTTGCCATTTTGCTATCACTTGTTCTGGTGTTAGCATTTTAGGTAATCTCATTTTAGATCGTAAATAATCTGCATTTTCTTTTGTTATAGTCATATTATGTTCCTTTATTGTTATGAGGGACTGCATAATTACAATCCCCCCTTTGGCTTTACTTAGTTCATGTCGTGTTTGATTGTGATTAGTTCGTGAACCCTTTGGGTATCACCAGCTTCTTCAGCTTGATTTATGTCCCAATTTAGCATTGTCATATAATCATCAAAATCTTCTTTAGTAACTGAAATCGTGTTGTCAGTTATATCGTCTAAAAATGATATGTGACCTTGTTCTGAATCAAGTAAATCAACAGTTGATGTATCTGTATAATTAACTGTGTTTTCTAATGATTCTAAATCAGTAGGTTGATTTTGCTTAAATAAGTTTAATGTATATTGCATGTTATGTTCCTTTATATAAGTAAGTAAAACAACTACGGAATTGTAATTGTCCGATAACACCAGCTTACGGAATCGATCAGTCAACGCCCCGTAGTGGAAAGAAAATCGTCTTTGTAGAGAAGCCTCTTTGGGCTTTGAGCTATTTTCTTGTAATGAAGACGAAGTACCCCAACTCGTTGGGGGGGGCTTTATTTAGAGAAGGAGTGAGCCCGACTGGAGGTCTAAATAACAATTTCGTAGTAGTAGTGTCGGAGTTACTCCGACTCATTTTGTTTGCCACTTTTATAAAGTGGTGTGCTTCATTTTTACTGAGGTTTTCTTGTGTTCTGCTGAACGAAAGATCAAATAATGCAATGGTGTTAAGCCTTGCTTAGAAGGATTAACTGAATGGAATTCTTTGATCCTAAGATAAAACCTCACTAAATGGAGTGATAATTTACCCCAGATCGTTACCCGAATGGGACGACACACCTATGTGTCGTTGAACTTAGGAACTCGTTCCTCTAGTGAGTAGAGCTGGAATAAGGTCATGAATTCAATAGCTTAAGGCATGTGAATAGACACATATATGGGGGGTATGGTTATCCTCTCGTAGAGCAACAATAAGAGACATAAAATGAAAGCTAATTCTACACAACAAGAGAAGTATAAGGGGTCGGTTGTGCCAATGAATGAGATAGAAACTAACAGTCAATCATTACTACCACAACATATAAAAGTAACAGAAGCCCAAGCTGATCTAGTGCATGCAATGTTACATGATGGTTGCAACCCAACAGAAGCATCGGAAAGACTAGGTAGAAACAAGGCATGGGCATACATAACCCTTAATAAGCCCCATGTTATAGAGTATAGGCAACAACTAGCAATGAGTACATTGGGGTGGGACGCAACACAAGCTCTTGCAACTATGCGTGAACTGTTAGGTAGCAAGTCAGCTCATGTAAGACTAGAAGCTTCCAGAGATTTGATGGACAGAGCAGGATTTAGATTGGACGCACCGAAAGCAGTTAATACAGCCGTGCAGATAAACTTTAATGTTGAATAGGGGTCCCATGGGTACTTTGTCGTTATATATAAGTGCCTTTAAAAACAGAAGACTGACACTATAACGGGTAAACCACACTTACGACACTAT